CAGCTATTAAATACGGAACAGGGATTGGAGAGTTTCCGTGGGAGTATGATGTAGAGAAGAATTATGTTCATATAGGTGGAGGAGAAGCGTCGGAACAGAAGATTCAGTATCAGTTAACTGATATTGTAAAAAGAGATGGTCCGAAGCCTAGGCTTGTGCCGTTGAATAAGTTTGGAATTGATCCTCGCACGCCGGTTCTGGCTGATGCGGATTTTTATTACACGATTGAGTCTTTGGATTATTGGAAGTTAAAAGGACTTTATGGTTCGAATGATTTGTATAAAGGAGAAGAGGATAAACTTGCTAAGATTCTCTCCATGCCTGATCGAACAGAAGTACCTCAGATGCAGCAAGAGATGCAGAATGAGTTGAAGCTTAATTGGTCTGATTCAACGGAGAATGGATCGAGTGAGTGGGATTTTTATAACTGTTATATGAGATATAGGAAAGGAAACTCTGTTTACTCTATCTTTGCGAAGTTTCATAAGAAAAGTGAACAGGTTATTTATGCGATTTTTAATATCTATCCGAAGAATGAAAATCCAGTAGAGGATGTAAAGCTGAGTTATGATGATGAGACTTACTTTGGTACAGGTTATGCGCAAATGCTACGATCCTATCAGAAAGAACTCTCTCAGAACTCAAACTGGAGGACTAATAACAGGAACTTTGCAATGCTTGGGATTTTTAGAGTTGAGCCGGATAGTAAGTTATCGAGTGTTCTTCAACTATACCCTGGGGTGATGATTCCTGCGAAGGATGGGAATGTAGAGAGGATTCAAGGTGGGGCAGATGTGGGGTATAATGATGCGCCGGATCAGTTTATCATGGCGTGCGCGAAGGAAAGAGCGGGAGTAGATCCTGCGATTGGTGGAACAGGAGGCGGGATTGTTAATCCTAAAAGAGGAGTATATTCCGCCGGTGGTACAAGTGCTGTGATGATGCAGCAGAATAATAGAAATAATCTTCGCATGAGTGATATGAGATCGGCTCATGTGAGGATGGCGATTAAGTTAACTTCGCAGTTTGCGAATTTTGGAATTGGAACAAGGTTGGCGAAGTATGGGGATAATACGGAGAATTTGAAGAAAGCGTTGGCGAATTATAAAGCCGGTACGCTTGGATTTCGTCTCCGGCCAACTACAGCTTCGAACAATAAAGAACTTGAGCGGCAGAATGACGTGCTGCTTGCTACAACTCTTTCGAGATTTTATACCGAAAATGCTCAGATGATCCAAGCGTTGAGTCAGAAAGAGATTCCTCCTGCGCTCAAGCAATGGTATAGTGATGCATTTCTTGGTAACGTAGCTATGATGAAAGACATTCTCCGGAACTTTAACCGAGATGATGTTAATAGAATCCTTCCTGATGCATCTGCTGTGTTGAAACAGTTAACGGCCGGACAAGGAGGGGGAAATGCAAATCAAGGATCTGGTCCCCAAGCACAATCAGGTAGCGGACCTATACCAATCAGCGGATTTTCAAGTTCTGGATCAATTCCTCAAGGAGTCGCAGGTTGAACTTGAGCAAGAGCTTTTAGCTTTGAAGGAAAATGATCCGGATTTTAAAATGGTAGCTTGGGGGTTGATTAAACAGATTAATCTTCTAGGTACATTGCAGAAGTTACCCCAGATGATTTTAACGTTGAAAGAAGAATTTGCAAGAGTTGAAAAGGCCATGAGTGAGATGAGAGCACAGGGGCTAGATCCTCTTGCTAAAGGAGATTGAATATGAGCTACAGACCAAGTTGGTTAGGTGGAACAGATGATGATGAAGAGAAGAAGAAACAAGAAGCAGCTGCGAAGAAGCAGCGTGAAGATGAGATAGCCGCGGCTGTTAAGGCTGCGACTGATCCTATCGTTGAGAAGTTAAAAGGACTCGATTCGATCTCCAATCTCGCGGCTGAGATGAAGACGGAGAGAGAAGCGAATAAGAAGAAAGAAGAAGATGCAGAAGCAGAACGCCAACGCAAAGCTTCTGGCGGAAATGCTCCTACAGATGAGGAGCTTGCGAAGTTAATGGAAACTGATCCTAAGAGAGCAGTGGCTTATCTTACGCAGGGACAGAGAGAGTTAACACTGCGTAATTCAGCACAGCTTGTCAAAGCCTCCGTGTTTACTGATCGGTCAGATGAATTTCCTTACTACACTGGAGAGATAAAAGCTGAAGTTGATAAAGTTATTGGAGAGCAGAATCTTCAATTTCAAAACGATCCAGTTGCGGTGGCTAATGCATACTACACAGTGATTGGAAGGAAACAGAAAGATATTACGGATGGGAAGATTAAATCTCGTTTTGCTTCTACTTCTGGTACTACTGGAACTGGTGGAACTGGGGGAGGGAATCAAGGTGAGGAGTTTAAGTTAGAAGTAACGGACGAGATGAGAAAAGCAGCTAGGCTTTCTGGTATTCCGATTGATGATTATATGAAAATGGCCGAGAAAGCTGCTAAAGCTGGCGAACTGGAGTATGTATAATGTCTGATGCGTTGAGTAAACTTGCTGAACAGATGAAAGCTGCGCAGGCGAGTGGTAAGACACCTCCGGCTCCAGTTGAAACGGTCCAACCTGTAGTTGAGAAGAAAGTAGAGGCCCAGCAAACACAGCCAGCCGCGGCTACTCCAGCTACGCCGACATTGACTGGAAAAGATCTTCTTCTTCTCGTCCAAGAAGTTCAACGTCTCAGAGAGAAAGAAGCTCGTGGGGATCTCTCAGGTGCTCAGGAGATTGTGCGAACCAAACCTCCTATTGACTGGACGAAGATTTCAGAGAAAGATATTACTAATCTTGATCTCGAAATCCCAGTTATCGAGCAAGAGAAACCTTCGTATATGGAAATTCATCTTAGCGACGCAAACTATGTTGCGAGATGGGTTCATAAAATGCCCGCGAGATTGGGTATTTGCTTATCTGAAGGTTATAGTCATGTAAGAGCTGAAGACTGGAATACTAACTTTCCACGTCCTCTTCAATTCGATGAATCTGGGCACTATTCCCACGGTGACGTGATTGGATTGAAGATTCTCAAAAGTCGTTATTACCCTGCTCTTAAGGCAAATTATCTCAAAACAATGGCTATTCATGGGAAGAAAACTCTCGCGTCAGCTATTGCTAGAGGTAAGAGTGGGGTGCAACTTAATAGACAAGGAGAGGAGATTATAGGAGGTATTGAACCAGAGCAGATTGATCCATCTAGAGTTCAGTTCTTCGATCCAGGAGACAAGGAAGCAAAGGGTGAGAAAGAGTATACTAGAGAGATGGTTGGACTCTAGTTTGAGTTAAACATAGAAAATCCGGCTTCTGCCGGAGAAAGGGATTAATCAATGGCAGGGCCGAATATCTCTTACCACGCACCTATTCTTCCGATTATGAATAGGGCAAACACGGCACCGTTGACGAATGGCTTGGCTGAACTTGCGAGCCAGACGTTTAAAAACGGGACTCCAGTACAGATGGCAAGTTCTGGATTCGTTCAAGCATGGGATGGTACTACGGTTTCTCATGGTATCTTGGGAGTTTCTGAATCTTTCGGGTTGAATCTAGCTTCGAATGGTTTAGGAGCGCCGGGAGTTCCTTTTGGACCTATTGGTGCCCCAGGTGCGATTCAGACTTATGGATATGTTATCAATGAACCTTTGGCAGTTAACATTGCTTTAGGTACTCCAATGAGCGATGGGCGTACGCTCTTCGTTTATGCGAACAATGATAACATCTTCGAAGCTATCTACGACAACTCAGCAGGAACTGTGGCGGCAGATTATACTCCGACGCAGGCTATGATTAACACGAGTGCTGGACAGTTGGGGTTGACTGCAGATAGCAACCACTTCTGGTATGTAGATGCGGATAAAACTGGAGGCGATGCTGTTCTCCAAATCGTAGGAATTAACCCCCTCGATGGTTTTATCGTCAACGCTCGTGTACGTTTCCAATTCCTTGCTGCGGCGCAGCAGAACCAGTAAGAAAGAAAGGAGGAAAAAGATGGCACAGGTTAGAGCAAAGTTTCCGCAGCTGATGGCATTGGGACAGTCGAAGATTTACTTCGATTCGATTGATTCTATGATGAAACAAAGTGATTATCCGAAAGTGTTTCACGAAAAAACATCGGATAACGAGTACGAGCAGGAAATGGAAATGGCTGGACTTTCTGCATTGCAGGAAAAACCAGAAAATTCCCCTTCTGCTTACAACGAGATGATTCAGGGAGGTACGAAACGGTATATCCATCTGACTTATTCCTTGGCAATTCGTACATCTAAGGAATTGATGGATGATGATAAATATGGGTTGATTAAAAAAGGCCCGGTACTTCTCGCACGTTCTGCCGCGTTTACGCAAGAGATGATCGCGTGGTATACGTTTAATAACGGATTTACCTCGAATGTTACGACAGTCGATGGGAATCCGTTGTTCTTCGACGAACATCCTTTGCTTGGCGGGACCCCAGCAACGAATCTTGCTCCTGGTGCGGCGAATGTTATTTACGCATCTGGAACGTGGCCCAATCGTCCGAATGTTGATATTGACTTTTCTGTAGCTGGGTTGCAGTTAGCAACAAACCACGCTGCTAGAATGGTTGATAATCAAGGTTTCCCGATTAGACTTCGTTGGAAGTATCTTGTAACTCCTCCGGAACTTCGTTTCTTGGTTAGAGAAGTTCTTGGATCGAGTGGGAAACCGTACACCGCGGATAACACGATTAACTCTCTTCTACCTGAAGACTACAAGCATATGGAAATCCCATGGCTTAATTCAGCGTCAAGCTGGTTTATGTGCGCGGATAAGATGGATCATTCGCTTGTGGTTTATCATCGCGAACGTCCGAAGACGACGTTTGATGATGACTTCGACTCTGATGCTCTTAAGCAGAAGATTAGACTTCGCATGTCTGCTGGAGCAACACGGTGGCAGGGTGTGTGGGGAACACAAGGTCCGTAGAGACTGTAATTGGGAGGGTAGAAATACCCTCCCAAGGAGTTTAACATGGGTGATTATCTTCCTCATACTTATCTTCAAGGCGCTTGGGGAACTTGTGCTCGATGCTATTACAGATATAAGATTGACGGAGAAATGGAATGGCAGAGAGGGAAGCTTTTATGTAAGGCGAATTGTATAGATAAGAGACTTCTTGGAGATAGAGAAGTTCAGATTGCACAAGTTTTGGAAGATGGAAAGAGTGAGAAAGAGTTAGCTCCAGTGGAGAAGTTGAAAGAACCAGTGGAGTACACGGAGACTGAAGAGTTTCCAATTTAAAACGAACCCTCAACAAAAAGAAGAATCAAAAGCGGGCGATAGCCTAGAAAGGGTTTAAAATGCCTCACACAGATGGTAGATGGACACAGGGGACAAGTGTTCCGGGGTTTGCGAAGTTTATCTCGGCGCTAGAGTTTATTGATATGGCAGCACACGCTACAATTCCTGCTACGATTGCAACTGCAGGACTTGTTTTTAAAACTGTACCTGCAGGGGATGCTTCAATCTTTGCAGCGAATCTAGGCCAGTTTTTGCGTGCCCCGGTCTATGCAACTCCTGCTTACGATCAGGAACAGTTTGGAACCGCGGCTGCGCAGCCTGGGCCGAGTTCTGTATCTGGAACTGGCGGACCTTTGCAACTTCCACAGGGTCAACCCCCGATGACAACTTCACAGTTGGCTACAGTCTCTGGGAGTTATGTCTCTGGTCCGGCGAAGAAAGGTTTGCAGATTGATTCTGTAGATGTGATTTATCAAGTCCTCGCGGATGCTACAGCCGTGGCGGCTACGATCGGATTGACGAAGACAGATTTTGCGAATCTTGTTGCTCCGGTTGTGAGTAATCTGATTGCGCTGGGAGCACATAGTCTTCCAGTTGTAGTTGGAGCACAGCCACAGGTTACGAATGTAGCTGTAGCATCTCCTGCAATGCTTGTTGATTCGGATTCGGAGGTTATTCTGAATGTGAATCTCACTGGTGGTACAGCAGGAACGATTAAGTTCTACGGCGCCGTGATTCACGGACATTTCAACTTCAACTAACCCAACCTGTGAGTCGAAGAAAGGAGGATATATATGCCAAATGACTATACAGGACGAGTATGGAGGATTGTAGAAGCTGATACAACTCCATTCGGACTAGCTAATGTGAAGTTTAAAGGTGGACTCTGGTCAGGTTCAATGGGTGGTGAGACTTTTATCATCACTGATGCTGATGGAAGAGTTTATACATTCTCTTCTGATGCTGCTGGAGCACCGGTGAACTTTTATGAACTAGGTTGGCTGAGTGGACCATTGTCTTTTAGTGGCACATTCACTGGTGAAGTTGATCTGTATCTAGGCACGAAGTAGGAGATTCTCCGTGGGCGCTATAAGACAAATCAAGCAACAAGGTGGGGAAAGCCCTACTAGTAATACCAGACTTGAGATCACGTATGGAGGGAAAGAATCTCCTTTCGGGGGACTGCATCTTGGTCCCCCTCCTGCGTATATTGATGCGAATTGTTTCACTGATGCTAATTCTGTGTTGGTAGTGGATAATAAATTAGTTGTAGTTAGTATGCAGCCGTTTGCGTTACCTGAGCATGGAGGAGTTTTACTGAAGATAGGAACGTTTTATAACTCAATTCTTGGTCAAGTTAACTACATGTTGAGTTATAACGCTACTCCTGAGACGATTAACGGAGTTCCGGTAGCTAAGGTTGCGTTTTCTATCATAGCTTGGAATTATGATAACGGCGGCGCGATACAGGTTTTGGGTACTGATAGTTTAGTTCTGTTCCAGTTTACAACTAGTACATTGCCAACTCAAGCGTCTTTAACTATCCCAGTGGTAATGGGAGAGACTTCATCGTTTGTAGATTCTGGTGTTGTATCAGTTAATCTTGGAGTTTCTGGGACACTTGTATCGAATGCGAATTATGCTTATGCTCCGGGAGATACGATAGTTACTGTAGTTGCTGGACTTGTTGCGTCGATTAATGCGGTATCAGGAACTACTGAGATAGCTGCTGCACCTTCTGCAGATGGGTTGTCTATTGTTTTTACCTCAGTTAATGCTGGAGCCGCGACTAATACACTCTGTGTGGAAGATGTATCTGCGTCAGGTACAGCTGACACACCACCTGCATTTTATCTCCCAATCCGTGAATACACCTTTCTACAAGGTGGCGCTGATGGTATTTCGAATCCATTGAGTAGTGCTCCGTTGGCTGTATCTGCAACAGCAGTTGGAGGAACGCTGTATTTGAGCGGGTTTGGAAACTGGCCTTGGATTTTGAAGTATAGCGGTCCAGGATTGTTTTCAATCTCTTCAATGTACCAAGGAGCACAGGTTTTAAAGAAATTCGCAGGTTCTCTTATCGCTGTGGGAGTTACGCAACAGCTTATTAATGTCTTGCAGAATCAAGACATGATCTTTTCGTGGAGTGCAGCAGAGGATTTAGATGAATGGAGTCCTGTAGATTCGAGTGGAGATGTAACTGGCGCAGGGTTTGCACAGATTGCGGATATTGATGATAAGTTAACAGGATTGATTGTGTCTAATAATGTTGCATGGATTCTACGGGCACAAGGAATTTCTTACGCAACGGCTCTTGGATCTGGGCAACAACCTTATCAATTCGCACATATAGGACTTGGAGATCAAGGAGAAGGTTGTCCACTTCCTGCACTTGCTGCGCAGTATGATCAAACTGGAGTGTATGTAGGAAATTCGAATGTATTTCAAATCTCTGGGCAGATAACTCCGATTGGAGATAAGATTAAATCTGCGCTACTCCCTTTACTTCTTACTACCCAGCAGATTATTAAAGCTGTGATTTTTCCGGCTATTAATGAAGGAGGAGATACTTATCCTCTAGCTGTGATTCTAGTAGGAACTACGCTTTTCTTATTCAACGTTGGAAATCAAACATGGATGACGTTTGAGATTGATTTCCCAAACAACGTCGGACCTGTAGTAGCGGATACGTTGTTTGTAGGAAACGCGAATACTCCGATGTTTAAGTTTCCTCTGGTCGTAGCGTATCAAGTTGGGACGGGCCAACCTGTAGCTTACCAGATCGTAGAGCAGTTTCCAGATGAGAATGCGTTAATTTCTGGAAATGCTTCGGTAACTTTTCCTCAAGAAGAAGTTCTATTTGGTCGCGATGTAACGATTGATAGCTTGTACATCTCACTCTGGGCGAATATCACAGAGGCAGTGGATGTTGAGTGTTATATCAATGATACATTGGTAGGAGTGATGGTTCTTAACCCTGGTGCACCGTGGAATACGTTGGATGGAAGACCTACGGAAGCACAACTATTCTTCACAAACATCGGTGGAACAAACGTTGTTACTGCGAAAAGTCCTCAAATGAGACTCGAATGGCCAACGGTTAATTCAACGAATGAAGTTAATCAGTTAAGAATGTCAAAGATTCAGATGTATTGCTCGTTTGATCCAGAGCAAACACCGCAGTAGGAGATGAGATGAAGACTTTAGATCCTTCTAATTTTGCCCTAGGACTACCGTCAGGACAGTTGAAATGGGCACAGTCTCAGCATGGAGCAGTTAATGGACAGCTGGATTTAGGAGTTCCGCAGAGTAAGGATTCTTCAGGGAATTTTAACACGTTTAAAGATGGAAACTCGAATGGGATTCTTATTCGAGTATCTCCTAATGGCGGGATAGATAATGAGAATTCATGGGGAGCTATTAACACCGCGATTCCTATTAACCACGGGTTGTTAGATCAAAATCGAAACCCTCGTCAGCCGGTTGGTGTACATCTTGTGTCTTCAGATAAAGCGTTGAGTATCTGGCAACCCACGACACCGGATACGAAAAACGTGTATGTGGCGCCGTCCGATCCAACTGCATATGCTACGTTGTATGTTTTTTAGGAGAGTTTAATGTCTTATTCAATCGCATCGTTGCAGATTAGGGTTCAGAGTTTGTTACAGAATCGTCCTGTGTCTTCTGCTATGTTGGTGATTTATGCCCAGGATTCAGCGTTGGAGTTGAGTGAGAATTATAAATTTCCAGGGTTGCAAACTAGTGGACCGGTCGTGACGTTAACTCCTCTTCAGGCTGTGTATTCGCCTAACTTCTTCCTCTCTACTGATGATCAGAATCTTGAGGTTAACAAAGTTGATTCGTTCTTTATCTACACGAACGGATATACGCAGCTTCAATCTCCTACGCAACAGAATACTGGGTTTGAGTTAAAGTTTAAAACAATTGATAACATCGAAGTTTTGATTAACGTCCCCGGACTTCCGACACAATGGACGAGACATGAAGGAAACATCTGGCTTGGATGTGTGCCCGACCAAGCCTACTCTTGCTACATGCGATACATCCACGAGAATCCATTTCCGCTAGATACTGCAGCGGATTTGATCTTCTTTCCAAACACGTGGAAGGATATTCTATCCTACAGCATCGCAATGCGAGCAGCAAGAGATCTAAATCTTCAGTCTAAAGCAAACGAACTATTCACCGCTCTCTATGGAGATTCTAAATTCCAAATCTCTGGCGGAACAGATGGTACACCTGGGTTAATCTTCCAACGTACCAGCCAAGAGAATAGAGATCAAACAACCAGCACGAAGTCATTACGGCTTCGCATGAATGTGATGTAGGAGAGACTATGGCCACTGGAACTATACCTTTTTCGAATCCTGCAGGGAATAATCAGATGAGTCCGTTGTCGAAGATGAGTATGCCCGGCGCGGGCATGCCATCTAAGAATCCTATACCTGGGAGTCCGACTGTAGCGGGGGCTCCGCAGAAAGGTGGCGCGACGCCTTATGCTGTGCCATCTACAGTCACGTCGGGTCTACAACCGGCGGCACCTGGAGCTGTTCAACCTGCAAATTCTGCTCAAAACGGATTCATTACCAACTCCCAAGATGCTGGGCAGAATGCGTTACAGAAACAGTTAACAGATATCTATGGTCAAGGAACTGGAGGATCGCTTTTTTCTCTTCTTAACAGCATGAGTGGAACTGATTCTCAGGTTTTGCAAGAGTATATTCAGAGTCTTCAGCCACAGCAGAAACAAGCTCAAGCTGGAGTTAACGCGGCGCTAGGTGCTGGAGGCGTTTCCGCCAACTCTTCCGTAGCTGCATTAGCTGACTCGAATCTCCAATCTAACGAATTCTCTGCGATCGCAGGACAGTCTGCGAATTTGACTAAATCTCAAGAAGACTTGACTGCGCAAGTCCTCGAAGGTACAGAAGGAGCGAGTGCGAAAGAAGTAGCTACTTCTGATTGGAGTATTTTCGGAGACGTTATGAACAGTGTATCTCAAGACGCAGGGGCATTTGTAGGAGCTGCTACAGGTATGGGAGCGCTAGGTTCTATTATCCCTGGTAGTGGTGGTGGAAGTCCTACAGGAAGTGCTATCGCTAGTCTTACTGGTCCTGGAGGTTCTGGAAGTGGGATTAGTGTGGATAACTCTGATCTATACAACCCACCTGAGTTGTCGTGGTAAAGGAGAGATAAAATGGCAGAAACTTCAGCACAAACTCCTGCAGGTGGGATTGATACTGCAGGATTGATTGATAAGATTCTGAGTCAGAATAAACAGGATCTAGGTTCGTTGGCAACTAAAGCGTTGACTCCGATTCCCGGTGGACATGCGACACAGTTGCCGTTGACGCTACAGCCTAGGGATAAAGATTTTCATGGCGGTGCGATGATTCCGCATGAGCCGGGAGTTGATGTTGTAGGAAAGGGAAATGCGAAAGATGTAGGGATAGGAAATGCAGTTATTGGCGTGACTAATCTTCTAGCTTCGTCAAAGAATGCGTTGGATAATAAGAAGAGGACGGAGATTTCCTCTGCTACACAACAGCTTTTAACTGCTCAAAGTGCCTATGACCAAGCTAAGATTGCATACACAAACAATCCTCAAGATGCAGGTGCGAAAGCTGCTATGGAGAGGAATCAGGGAGTTATGAATGGGATTCTTTCGAATGAGAAGACTAGAAAAGCGATAGCAAAAGGGATGAATATTGACTTCACTGACCCTTCTGCGAATGATACACTGGAGCATCAAGGAGTTGCGCAGGGGAAAGAACAAGCAAAGCAGCATCAAGACTATGCTTCGCAGTTTAATGAGAAAACTCCTACAACTATGATCCCGAATGATCCAGCGATTGCGCAGTATAGAGCGGCGGTAGAGCAACAGAAGGTTAATAATGAGAGTGTGAAAGCTATTATCCCTTGGATCTCTGCACAGCTTAAAGCTGCTTCGGCGGATAAGAGGACGCAAGGAATTTTAGACGCTGCGAAAATTAAAGAAGTCGGAGCTATTGCTATTCAACAGGCTAAAGATCATGCTTCGTGGGATAGAACACAAGCGCAGATTAATGGACGTAAGGATTTAGCTTCGGACCAAAACATGTACAAGTTGGGGCAAATCGCAGCAGAGGGGAATAAAGACCTTCAAGTTTATCAAGAGAAGTTGCAATTTACAGCCAACGACCCGATGAAGTTGTTGAAAGGATATAATGACTTCCAGACTAAAGGTGCCGCAACGATTGCAAAGTTGACTTCGACAATTTCTACTCTTGAGTTAAACAAAGCTGCAGCGTTAAAAGCTGCTCAAGGTGGGCAGAAAGATCAAATTGAGAAAAGTTTTGACGATCAAATCAATCTCGTCAAATCAACCATCTCATCCTACAACAATGTTATTAAATCCAACACGGATATGTACAAGCAATACGCTGGGATCGGCGGAGGAGTAGATCAACCAAATGGCACAGGAAAATCAGGAACCCTCGACAGCGCAGATACCTATCTCAACCAGCTCAATGACGATGAAGTCGAGCCAGACTCAGACGATTCCGACGAGTAGTGATCATTCACACGATTGGGCAAGAGATTATGTGCCGCCCCCAGAGATGGGAATAGAGAAACCTCTAGCTCCTGCGCGGCCTAATTCAGATACGCATGATTCAGCATTACCGATAGGTGGTGGAGTTGGAACAGGATCTTCTCGTCCAAACGCTGATTCTCCGTTGAAGTTTGTACTTAACGAGAAAGATACGTTGGATAAGGAACAGAAGATTGCGGATAGGTATAAATCAATTGATTCGTTGAATAAAGCAGATAAGATCAAGGCGCTTTCGGATACGAATCTGAATCCGTATAGATTAGCTAATCCTTATGACGGATTAGCTAATTCGTTGCATAGATGGAAAACTGTAGCAGCTCAGGCTGCAAATGGACATTATTCTAATGAAGAAATGGGTAAAGTTGCAGATAATTACTATAAGAAAATGATCGCTCCGATGTACGCGAAAATGGGAATCGCTCCTATGGATAAGGAGTTGTGGGATAAACAAGCGTATAGTGAAGCGTTGAAATATAACCTAGAAGATTCATACAACTCTTCGATTATGCATGGATTGAAGAATGGATTTCATACCGGAGCGGCAGAGACAGATAGAGCTTATGGTTATGTCACTGATATGGTCGGGAACGTTCTTGATAACTCAATGGCGTTGTATAAACGCGCACACGCTGTAGATAAGACTCTGACCACAGATCAAATCAAACAAAATCAAAATCGTAGTTGGATAGATACAGCGAAAGATATTCACAACTTCGTCTCCGGAGTTCATCATGACCGCGGACTTGTATCCCAAGGAGCTTCATACAAATCAGATAAGAATGACTTCTGGTCTGAAGCTTTACCAAACCATGAAGGTTGGTCTGAGCACGCTACGTCTTTCGTAGCAGAACAAGCTGCACAGCTTCCTGTATATGTAGCTATGGGTTTAACCACTGGAGGAGCTGGAGCGGCGGCTAAGAGTACAAATGTAACGGAGGAATTACTCAAAACTCCTCTCGGTAAACGTACTTATGGTTATCTCATGGCAGGAGCTGAAGGTCTAGCTTATGGCAAAGCTACTCGTAGACAAGATGACAAAGCACAAGCGTGGAGAGATGCTGTAGGTTTTACCGTCTTTCACGGACTTTTTGACGTAGGAGGTTTGGGTTTAAAAAAGTTAATAAACGTAGTCCCCGAATCAAACTCCGCTCTCTTGGATAAGTTAAAGAGTAGACAAGACACGCTAGACCTAGCCGCTGAAGGCAAGCGTCCTGCTACAGGACCGGAGATATATGAAGATCACAAAAAAGAAATCGCAAACAACCTTACAGTTGCGGGCATTACAGGACAGCGAGCTATCTTCAGTGACTCCCTCAGACACATCGAAAACATGCAAAATGTCGAACACGGTAACTGGAGTAGAGATCAGGTTAGAGAATATGAACAATCTTTGCTTAAAGATGATCCTGCAAGATGGGCGCCAGTTCTCAGCTCGGCTAAGTTTGTACGAAGTCTTATCGGGGATAAAAAACTCTCGAATCTTACTGACGAAGAGTCTAAGTTCTTAGGTTCGAGAATTGAGAAGTTGATTGATGATGCGGGAAAAGAGATTAATACCCATTCAGATGGGATGAAGGAATCTACAGCCAGCAGCACAGTAAAGAATTCTAAGAGTCTCCCTGCGAAAAGTTCTATGGATCTTTACAGATCTAAAGTCCTCGCTCAGATTAGCAAAGATAATCCCTCAGCTTTGCAGATGATAAAGCCTGAGCAGGTTGATGCAATAGCTGCAAAGATGATGGCGAAGGATGCACAGAAAGCCGCAGAGAAGGCAGAGACTGTACTTGGAGATGATCCGGTTAGGGAAGCAACAAACGCAGCTAAGAGATCGAAAGTTTCAAAGACTGAAGTAGATGAAGGAAAGATTCAAGCTTCAAGAAAAGAAGATAAGTACGGTTCTTCCGCTTCTCTCAAGGCTTTACCCGCGGAGACTAAATCTTATTTCAAAAACGTAGCTTCGAAAGCTAAGGAAAATGGACAGAAACTTTCTGAATACTTCGAAGATATGGAGGATAAAGACTTTGTCTCAGACCTCTCACAACACTTCTACCCTCAGGCATTACGTGATGCCAAGATTTACTTCGAATCTCAAAACAGTTTTGAAGGGAAACAAGATCCTAACTTTCTGGCGTTCATGTATAACTACACGGATAAGATGCCGAAGGAGTTCGCGAAGGAGTTAGAGAATAGGCTTGTTTCTACGATGAAGGTTCAGAAGTATATGAACGGGAAAGAGCCTTCGGAACCGCAACTAGAATACTTCGCGAAAGCTATGTATAACCACATGGATAATTTCCTCGACTCTGGAAGATGGCCGAAGGAATCAAATATCTTTCGCAGTAGTAATGAGAAGATGTTCCAATCCACACGTTGGCAGATGCAACTACTTCGTGAGAAGATGGTGCAAGAGCAGAAGAATCTCAAAGACATGTTCTCTACTAATCCGAAAGCGTTGAAGAACGCAATGACTGCGTATTCACTTCTTTCTAAACGTAGATTGGAAGAATACAAGACCGGCCCGAAAGATATGTCTTCTCAGCATAACATCAAAGATATCGGTGATCGCATCACTGAAGTAATGACTCAAACTGGCGATAGAGAAAGGATACCATTCTAATGGGCGGATTTCTTAATAACATAGCCAGTGCAGCGGGGGAGGGACTTGAGAAACTAGGACTCAAGACTACTCAAACGCTAGAAGATTCTTCTGTTGGTAGAAAAGCGCTGTCTCTTGTAGGGAATAAAGAGAATGAGTTAAAGCTCACTCCACAAGGACAAGCTGTGCATTCGATGTTACAGGAGTATGATAGAGTTAAAACTACTTCTTTGAATGAGTATACAAAGAATCTCAGAACAGTAACTGATTGGCACCAAGCAGATGATACAGCGAGAAATGCTGTACCGTTGAAAACTTCTACTGTTGATGATATACACCAACACGCAGTGGGAAGACAACATCCGATACAGATGGCTACACAGAAGCTTTTGGATCAAGATATTGATCCTAAGACGGGGATTTCGAGAAATGCAGATTTGACTCTTAAAGAACTTTCTTTGAAGAACAAAGGTCAAGCTCGCCTAGCCGCGTTGAGTGGAAGCGTTGGAGATAAGATGCAAAACATATCTCCTATCATAGCTTCTATGCTAGAGCACCCTGATCCTAGAGTTCAGATGAATGGAAGAGTTGTCTCGGATATTGTCTCAAACACTCTTAGAGATACAGAGTTGATGAAAGTAGGTTCAACGGAGACTGAGCAGAGCCGTGCAAAGGTAGATATGAACAAAACCTTTGACACTGTGAATAAATTCAGGCAAAAAGCTGGAGTATCTGATCAGATTCCGAGACTCAAGACTGATCCCACGTATCACAAACCTTCAGATCTTGAGCAAATGGCGTTAAAAATTCTTCACACAGTTCAGATTCCATTCGTTGCAATTCCGCATATTGGACAATACTTTCACATCCCAATGTCTTCTCCACTTTCAGCAGTAGGCAAAGCCATGCTTCAGATGGACAAAGCAAACATGTTGAAAACTATGGAAGCATCTTCGATTCTAACTAACACAGAATGGGATGTGTTACACTCTGAACTTTCAGCTAGAGCTGGAAAAGTTGCCGAATGGACGAAATCTCCCACGGCGGCATCTATTATCTCGAAGGTAATACACACTCCTGGATTCAACTGGATGCGTTCAAAGCAACTCGCAACTGCTGGTGCAGTTGGCTATCACTCTGCTATCTTCTGGGCTCATAATGCAATGAATGGGGATAAAAGATCCCTCGCAGAGTTGGCAGAGATGGGGATAGACTTTAATGAGGTAAAACAACAAGGCGGGACGCTTAATCCAGAACAGCTACAGAAAGGAGTTTATCACTATGTCAACAACAGATTCTTCTTCGACAAAAGTCTTGATCGGGCAATGTGGTCTAATAAGAATTTTTTCCATAGAAGTGCATCCATGTATCATGGTTTTATTTCCTCCGAAACGTCATTTCTTAGACGAGAGCTTATTAAACAATTCAAAGCAGGAGATATTAAAGGAATCGCGCAGTACGCCGCAACTCTTGGAATACTCTTTCCTGCTGTAGCTCCTATGCTTAAGAGTGCTGAGCTCTTGCTTAGAACTGGCTCTCCTCAGCAAGCTGAAGCAGAGATTAAGAAAGACTATTCAAATCTCTCTGGCCAGAATGGCGCTGGTGCGTTTTTCGAAACCTACATCGACATGATTGCACATATCGGCGCAACAGGCGCAGCTCTAAACTACTACAGCGCGATCAAAGGTAATAGACTCGCAAATGCTGTAGTTGGCCCAATGATAGGCATGGGAGTGCAAGATTCTGAAGATTTAATCAACGCAGCGAGAGGAAAGTCTCTTGCTCCTTTAGGACGTGACTTAACTCAATTAATCCCTGTGGCTGGCAAACCACTTTCACATCACTTCTTCCCGACTAAGAAAGAATCGGGAAGCTCAACTGGGAGAATCCCAAGAATAAGGAGAAGGTAAATGTCAGGACAAGACGCAACTCTTACCATGGAACAAGCGAAAAGACAACAGGAACGTATCTCTGCAGGACAAGCTGGAACAGGAATGCATCAGGGTCCAATGAAGTCTGGGGATTCGAAATGTGATCCTATTTGCGAGAAGGTTTCTCATCAAGGTAAGTAGTAAATAAAACTAACCAAAGGAACTCAGATGAAAATTGCCTTGTCTTCGTATACAGCAATGGGTGCATGGTGGGTCTTACGGCTGTTAGCTGAAGGACATGATGTGGATTACTTTCTTTCAGATGATAAATACGAAGACGTTCTTAGGGGGCTTATTCCGCCCCCTAAGATGACTTCGATAGATCAACGGAGGCATTTACAAGGTTATGGGTTTCCTAACTACGAGAAGTATGATTTGTCTCTTTTTGATTTAACAGGACGAGCTAAACTCGCAGATCATTCGAGGAGCCAAACAGCTACGTTGGGAGATGGTGAACTTGAGCATATGCTCGAAGATGATCGAGAGTTTGGGATAGAGATGATGGAGAAGTGCGGGATTAACGTTCCACCGTATGAAAGGTTTAATACCGCAGCAGAAGCGAAGCCTTTTATTAAGAAATTTGATCGTGCGTATGTTTTTAAACCCTTTACCGCAGGTGGACAGACGCAAGACACAGCTACAACCTACGTTGCAAAAAGCGCAGAAGATATGTTGAAGTTTATTGATAAAGTCTGGGCGGCGGCAAAGAATGCTCCGTTTATTCTTCAGGAAGTAGTCAAAGGAACTGAGATTGGAACTGAGGCTTTTTTCAATGGAGAAGACTTCTATCTCATCACAGGAACATTGGAAGAGAAGAAGTTTATGAACGATAACAAAGGCCCGAATACAGGTTGTGCAGGGAATCTTATCTTCGCGATGAATGAAGATATGATGATTTACAAAGAAGGATTAGCTAAGGCTAAGCCGATGTTAAAAGAATTCGGCTTCAGAGGAATCATTGATTTAAATACGATCGTAACGGAGAGTAAAGTCTATGCTCTTGAATGGACGCCGCGGTTTGGCTACTTGTGCTGTCCTACTATTGCTACTATGTATGGCTCTGGCTACGGCGAGTTACTCTTTGACATCGCCAGTGGCAAGTCTCCTTCTATTAAGTGGGGTTCTGGTAGTTTTGGGGCTGCTATTACGATTACTATCCCACCTTATCCGACGGAGATAAAGATACCTAAGACAAAGGGTATACCAATTCAAGGAATAGATCCGAAGGATTTAGCACAGCTTTGTGAGATGTATCTTTTCGATGCGATGGTAGAGAAGAAAGAGTTAGTGACAAGTGGAAACTATGGATATATCGGAGCTGTACTTAGCGCCGGGCACTCTATCGAATCCGCTTTCGCACAGCTTGAGGGAAGAATGTTAGATATTCAAATCCCTAATGCCCAGTATCGTACAGATATCCACAAATCTACTCTAGCGCGGTACACACAACTCGAAGAATGGGGATGGTTATGAAAATGATGGGATATGCACATTTTGATACCTGGGAACAGTTCCCATGCTTCGAATGGGCGTGGTGGTTTCAGCCAGAAGCTTTACTACCTGGATTGTAGGAGAAAGACATGAAAAGAATTTGGGGAATTTTATTTATACTTGGGCTTGGTTTAAACATCGCCTATGCTCAAACAACAGCGGTTACTGCTACAGTAACTGATTCTTCTAGCCAAGCTTGGAATAATGGATCATGGAAGTTAGAGTTTATCCCAAGTCCTAACAATCCTAACATTAATGTATATAACATCAACGGAACTCCTCTTGATCCTACGGTTTTGAATCAAAAAGGATTAATGAATAGTTCCGCAGCTCTAAGTTTCTCTGCGTATCAAAATGGAGTTGTGTCTCCTGGGGGGAGTACGTGGAGAATCTCTGTCTGTCCAAATGCGACAGCACCTTGTGGAGTGTATAACTTCAGCACTGGAACTCTTTCGACGTTGAATCTTTCTTCCGCGCTAATTCCAATTATCCCTGTGCCTAAATTCCCCGCTTCTGCTGGGTCTTATGGATATTCAGACTCTGAAGCAACCACAGCCTTAGTCCCCGGCGGCACATATTGGAATGTAACATCTATGTGCCAACGATACTATGACGGATCTGCCTGGGCTTGTTACAACGGAGTTCCTAGTGGCGCGACTATACAAGTAAATGGAGTTGATCTTCATACACCTTCTCCAGCTAATTTTCAAGATGCAAATAGTGCATCTTGGACTAATCCTTCTGCTGGTAACATCAACGTATCTGTCTCTGGCGGAATCGTTCCTCCTAATCCTCCGAATGTAAATTACTTTGTACTAACTGATAGTCGTGGATTATCGAGCACTACATCAGGAATCACAATTCCTCCTGCAACGGCTGCAAACTGCGACGGTACTGTTTGTATCATCACGGCGCTAAATAATTTCAAAGTTGGCAATTGGGTTGGATTTTGCTGTAGTGGATTTGATCCTTCAGCATTGGTTGGAAATCCTTATTACGCTCAAGTTCTTTCGACCGGATTATCTTCTACTCAATTTGAAATTGCATCTACTGTAACGGGAACCGGAACAGGTGGTGCGCTGATCAATGCAACTTACAATTGGCCTCTTATCATGGCAAACAAGCCATATTTCAGTGGCCATGGAACAGTGTCAGCATTCAACACTACAAGTGGTGAAACGATTTCTGATCTAACTACCTTCTACAACGCAACGATTCATCCTCTTTCAACTGTTATCACTGGCAATCCTGGTTATTTATTCTTACTTGCTGGATATGATGATCTAGTTATAAACGGAGGTTGCGCTCTCTCAGCACTCCCTAGTCTAGAAGTTGGGTATCAAAAACTTTGGGCTCTTACCCACGCAGATGGAATGCAAGCAGCAATGCTTACTAATCCAGCCAATTCTCATGCCTCAGACGGGGGTGCTTGCAACGACAATTCCTTTTACCAGGCTTTTCAACAACTAAATCTCTGGACAAAAGCACAAGGAAAAGGTGGTTATGTTGAAGCTACTACCGGAACAGCTTCATCTGGTAGCAATTCATTAGTTGTCGCTGATGGAACAAGTTCAGCTCTTTATCAAGAAGTTATTGGAGCTGGTATTCCTAGTAATACTTACATCACAGCCTGTTCTCCATCGTGTGCAAATAGCGGTTCGACAACTTTAACTCTTTCTGTTAATACAACAAGTGCATTGTCTTCAGTTGCGGTTTATTTTCGAAATCAATATTGGGATTATCTGGTAGATGCGGCTTCGCAGATTAACTCTCTGAATCAGATGACGCAACCGGCTAATCCGCCTCATTTTTCAGATCAAGGCAATCAGGTAATCGCACAAGATGCGAACGCAACTTTGCTGAATTATCTCCAATTGAAGACGCAGTGCGGCCATGGTGATGGTTGCCCAAATCTGCAGCAGACGAATTGGTATAGTGCGCCAAATGATGCGAATGGTGCGCCGCAAATGATTCAATTCCAACACGCTGCAGATTACGCGTGGTGGGGGGTTGATAATCTAACAGACGGAACGTGTGCGGCTTTTGGATACCGTCTGGATTTTAGTGGCTCTACATGGTATCCAGCTATTTACTATGATCATTCTGGAGATCCTTGCACTGGTGGTGACGCTTATCCTTATCTGATTTTTGGCGAACCAGGTCCGGGTATTGATATGCCGCAAAATATTGGATTGGGATGGAATTCTAGTTTCGGACAGGGGACTGCGGATACTAGCTTGACGCGCGATTCTACGGCGGTTCTTGATGTAAACGGAGGAACTTCAGGGGATAAGCAAGGCGCAATGCAAATGAAGTGGATCGCGATTAATACGACGCATACTTCCGGTAATAGTTTTGATTGCGCAGGCACAAACTGTCCTAGTACCGCTCCTATACTAACATCCTCAGGAAGTGGTTTTTATCAAACGACATCTGCAACGTTATCCGGAGGTTCGTCTATTACTATCTATGACGAAGACTTTGAAACTGGAGCGTTGAATGATAACGTACCAACTACCGTAACTATTCCTCACTCCGTCAGTACATTCTTAGGAATGACATGTACTGCAGATAGTACAAATGACGTAACTGGAAATCCTAGAACTATCGCAGCGTTGTTTGTAAGTGGTTCGACGGTTAGTGTTACGGCGAATGGTTCTGGATCTACTGCTAATTGCCACTTAAGAGGATATAATTAAACAAAAACCGGGGAGAGGTGTAAAACCCTCTCCCCAACGAGTATGGAACCTATTTATACTAAATACACACTCTTACATGCCTTAGCTTGTTTTATTTATCCATTCGTACCTCCTTTGGCTTCCAAATACAAATAATCTTTTGTTGCCCCTGTATATCAGAAGTTGCATTTCTGCAATAAACAGGATGATCTTTCTCATCTATTTCAAGAATGATTGTTAACTGACACATACCATCAACTTTTGGCATGGACATTAGACATTCTTGGTTACTTTGAACAGAATCAGTCCAAACTGTAGTTAAATTTGGATTAGCTTGTTGTTGGGTACTTAATAGTAAAATATTAAGTACATGTACTAAAATCATATCATATCTCCTTAGTTCAAGGGTTTGTCGAGAATAACAAAATCAAAATTAGCCAAATCTTCTCCCCCTTTAATCTCACAAAGTACCTCTAACTGTCTCAGTACCTTGAACACAACTCCCGGCGCCTTAGTAGGGATCATCACACCTGTATACTGCCCAAAGAGAACTCTCTGTCCACGTTTGTAGTTATAGGACGGATCTACTTTGTTTCCAAGTGAGACAATCACGCCTGTAGTAGGAAGGCTTTTTGAGGTTTCAGGGATGTGTAAAAGAGTCCCTTTGCCTTTACAATCCGGACATTCTATATCCATTCGGATTTCCTCGAAATGCCCCTCACATAAAGGACAAATCATATTCATTCTACCCTCAGCAGCAGAGTCTCCGAGATCATTTGCGAAGTCCGCAACTTGAGTCTTTGAGTATTTAAACCCTGGCCGGTCTGTACTCTCACACTCACACTCCTTCTTCAACCTCATCATTCCTTTACACGTCCTACACTCCAATCCAGATTTGAAAATATCCACCGAGACTAAAACATTCTCCCCTTTTGCCTCAAACCTGTACGGAAACCCAGGAATCGTTACTTCGTTAGATCCATCGTCTAATACGATAGTGTTTTTCGTATTAACCATCTTCGTACTACGCTCTGCGAGTACCTCTGCGTTTTCCAGTTCCTTACTCATCTCACTCCCTCATGGTTTCTTTGTTTGTATTCCACCAAAATATCACTCCAAGATGTACCATTCGCTATAGCTTGAATAGTTGATTTCGCTACATAATATTTACGTCCTAGCTCCTGATAAGTTCTTCCTTCAAGAAGTAAATTCTTAATCTCAATCACTTCAATTTCTGTTAGTTTCGTACTTTTACCGCGTCGTAGATTAACTCTTCGTGGCACAGCTTCCAAATGCTCTGGATTTACGCATAAACGATTTCGGCATAGATGATCTAATTCACAACCATCTGGAATCTCTCCTTTATACATAGTATATAAAACTACATGAGCACTCATTGTTTTACTGCGCCAATATGTAGTACCATATCCAACACCATTAGTTCCTCGCGTCCAAAGCCAACAACTTTTTGGATCTTTTGGATCTTCATATACATAACATTGATCTATAGGACGTGTTGTTCTTGTCATATTTCTCTTCTAAGGTTTCTTTGGATTAATTCCACCAACAGGATGCACGATTTGTTTGAAATAAACCTTAGATCCCACCCTAACTTCTTCGCAAAACCCAATAAGCCCAAGGACGTAAAGGACTTTATCGAGAGTTGTATAATCCATGTACCGTTGGGTTGCTTGGATAAGCTCCGAACGTGTACACATACTCCTTCTTTCAATAATAGCTTGAACTCGTGCAGTTGGCTCAGAGAGTTGAGATGAACCGACGCCTCTAAAGATTCGATCAATTTGTCTCCTCACTGTTCGTATGAGAAAAAACGAATCTCGCATTACCTGACCTGTTATTAACATCGAATCTGTATGTGCCGCCATGAGAACCATGGATAGTTTGTAGATATGAGTTTTCATTCTAGCTTTGAAATTCTGCATCGCCTCGGAGTCGTCAAAAGTTGGACTAAACGATGAGTATTCATTCTGAAACACAAGCTCCGCGTCAGTTGAGAGTACATACTCACCTTGGATATTCTTCGCGATGTAGTCGAGGTCTTGAACAAGTTTGTCATAAAGAAGCTTTGACTTCGGACTCTTGTCTATCGGTTTGATGAATGGTAACTCTTTTGATTTCTTTTCCTCGAAGATAAAAATACACCGAGCCGTGAAACCGCCTGCCACAAACGAACCGAGTTCTCGTTCCATTGATCTAATGTAATCAGGTACGGTACCTCCAATAACGTTAACGCACATGTCTTTAATGATATTAGTTCCTTGATTCTTCGTTCTGTTTTCATACTCTTGCTGGTCCCATAGTTGGCAGAAAGTCGCAAGCGTAGTAGGATCACCTGTTGAAGACAACAAAGTCTGAAGTTCAGAAGCGATAATAGTACATGAGTGCTCCATAGATCCTGTAACAGCACCTTGCACAATTCTAATCGGTCCGGTCCAGCCTTTTGCAATAAGATCCAGTATTGCTGGTATTGTAGCCTTGTCTGTAAGAACATTTGCAAGTCTTCCCGTCTGTGTCTTAGTCATTTTCCAAGCAAAGTTAATAGCTGTACCTTTGCCTATACCTGGAGGTCCTGCAAGTATGATGAATTGATTCGGATATAACGTGAACAAACCTTCGTTAAAAAACACTTTATCTTTGAGTATTCCAGATAAAACACTAATTGCGCTCCAGAATAAATAATTCTTAGGAGCTTCCGTATGGGGCAAACAGCAATCAACGAACTCAACATACCAGGGACGCTGCAGAAGCCGAGCCATGTACTATCTCCAGACGTATCCCAAGTTAATCCTGCTAATAGTAGATTGTGATACTCCATGGACTCTGGCTATGTATGCTTGATCCAGACCCCTTTCCAATTTCTGCTTGATTTCTATTACAATTTCAGGTGTTAGTTTTGTACATGCACTTCTCCTTACGTTTACTGTTCGCGTTACGGCTTCCAAATGCTCTGGATTTACACAAAGTCGATTTTTACATAAATGATCTAATTCCAAACCGTCTGGAATTGGACCTTTGTGTAATTCATAAACATATCTATGAGCAGATATGCTTGATCCTTTACGAGGAAAATATAAACCATATCCTCCGTTTCCCTGCGTCTTAGACCAAATCCAACATTGATTAGTTGGATCAATCACATAAAAATTATCAAGATTCATCACTATCTCCCCTTTATCTTCAAAGCAAGCTCCATCATCTTTTCAGTTTTGATAGCCTGGATTCTTTTCTCTTCTCTTTTCTCTTCTCTCTTTTCAGTTCGTGATCTTTTGTACAGATTATCTCTTCGTAGCAAAGCCTTATATCTCGCAGGGCTTTTTCTCTTCAACTCTCTTTTCCAGTTTACATAACTACAAGAATGTGCGTGTTTACACTCCGCGCATCTACATCCTTGCTTGTAACCTGTGTTATCATGCAGAAATACTAAACGCGGCTGCGGCATTAGCTTCCGCCTCTCTTTTCTTTTCTCTTTTCTCTCTCAATTTCTCCATCGCGGCTCTTACTCCACTTTCATCAAAAGTCTTTATAACAACCTCTTCGTTAAAATCATATCCGATACTCGGCTCGATTGGTATTTCGATTTCGATACCGTTATGAAATCTAATCTTACGAGAAAAAGCCTTCTCGATTCGTCTAAGATGAAACAATACACTTTCGATCGAATCTGGAATATCTTGTACAATGGAGTCATGTCCTTCTTGTACAATGAAATCAGACGAGAGGCCATCGGCCAGACCTTCGTCCAAAGAAGCCACTGTAAATCCAGTGTTATCGCCTACTACTGATTGCGGGATATAGCTGTAGGCTTCGTTGAAAACAGTGTTGTTGTCAGCATTTGGGCGGCAGGCCAGAAACATTCGCTCACGCCCAAAAGGAGTGACCAGCAAATGATGGTTAGATAATTGTTCTTGCACGTATTTATGAAATACAAAATCCACAGAAGGATCTGCCGCTGCGGCTTTGTTAAGAAGAATCTCACACATTGCTTCATTAACACTAAACCCCTCCTGAGCGAGACTTTCGCTCATTCTTTTCTTCTTCATTCCATAATTACGTGCGTGTTTGAGCTTTTTTCCTAAATATCTCTTAAAATCATGAATTGATTTTACAAAAAGTGGTGAGTCTTTTGCAGGGATGTTCTCGCCAAAGATTTTCGAAGCGAGCGCACTGTGTCTGTCCACTCCGTTCTTAAGCTCCGCCAAGGCGCTGGTGTTATTTGAGAGGGCAGAAACAGGCCACTCTTCTGCTTGTACCTGGTCAACGAACAAGAATATATTTCCTGGTCTGGGCACGAGGCATTCTCTAAAATACGAAGAAGTTTCGCTGTGCTTAGGAAAATTCTGACTGTTGTTGCCATATCCATAAGTGTGCTTACGCGAAGTCCGCCTGCCTGTAAGTGTGCCAGCGACATTGTATCCACAGAGAAAGAAATAGAGATTTCCTCGTTTGAATAACCTGCTACACAAATACACAGATTTGATCTTTCCCAATTCTCGTGTCTTGAGAATAGCTCGTATAGCTGGATCTGATCCTGGATAGTTAAATTTATTCTCGACAAGCATTCGTTGAAGTGCAAGTTCTCCAGTACTGAATCTTTGCTCATATTCTCCTTCGCTGTTCTTAGCTGTGATCTTTGGAATGTTATATCCAAGATTTTTCAGTTTGTTTAGTAAAGCTCTTTCACCCTGAGTTGCATTTAAATTAACAGAATCAGTTAAAAGACCTGACTCTTTCGAAGGGGCATTATGAGCACCTACAAAAACAATACATCCCCATTGATTACTAGCTATCGCAAGTTGCTGTTGAATCAGGGCATCGATACGTTGAATATTAACTTCTACTCTTTGGGTATCTACACAAATACCACGATCTCCTATGTCACAATAAATCCTTTGCAAATTATGCAAATAAGTTGAAGTGATTCTCTCCATTAAAGTGTTCTCCTAGCATAATTTGCCTGAGTTAGTTTTGTCTGACAAGTCTTACATTTTCTCCAACCTTCTTTAGTGTTGATAGTATTCTCAGATGTAAACTCATGGCCATTTATACAATGTGTTTTACGGTTGTTAAAGTTTCTACCTCGCCGAATTTCATCTTGTTTATTATCTGAGCCAGTTCCAGAATACAAATGTTCCGGATTAAAACAAGCTGGAGTATCACAATTGTGAAGAACTTTCAAATACTCTGCAAATTCTTCTGGCTTAAATATAGCCATAGCAAATCTATGCACTAGCCAAGATACATCTGCGACAGTAATTTTTCCATAACCGTCTTTATCTTTCCCTTTTGTCCATAACCAGCAGCCATTTTCATTTATTATCCTATTCTTAAATAGCCGTTCAACAGCTAGATTAGCTGCTTTTTCTTTATACAATGCAATCATTTCAAATACGTCACTCACCTGGAATCTCCGTCAAGATTTCAACTTTGTTTACATAAACTGTGCCGCTGTATTCTGTCATGTTTCTGTCAAAGAGAAAATCTAGCCATTTATGCATCTTCTCTCTTACTTGGATCGAGGGCGGCTCTGCGAGAAAGAGAGTAAACTTTAGCTGCAAAACATCCTCATCGTGAATCGTGATACTGGTCATTTTGTCTCCTTTGCTTGGTTTCTTCCTCTTACAGTTTTATACGAATAATTCTCATATCTTCTACGCATATTCTCCGCCCCTGTAACAGGCTCAAGGTGCTCAGGATTCACGCAATGTTTATTCTTGCAACGTTCTTTTACATGATCTAGCTGTAATCCAATAGGAATTGGCCCTACTAATGTAATATATACTAACCGATGTGCAACTATAGTTTTACGATGATTATCCTTAGTTATTCCATAACCTTTTTGATTAATAGCGCCAGTCCACAGCCAGCATCCATTTGGATCACTAAGCTTGTCTATGAATGAATCAAGGCTTCTTTTCTCTCTTGCTTTACTCGATGCAGGCATTATGCAATCTCCTTACGTTCTGCGAATTCTTCTTCTTGCTGCGCGTAAACCTCATAAGTCACGCAAACATCTAAACAATTATATCGTCTAAGCTTTGCCATGTTCTTCATATTCCACGCTTTACCCTCGTCCTTATAATAAATCTCTCTCGTATATTGCCTAGTCATAAATTGCAAAGTATGACTTAACTCAGGCCATAGAATATGATGCCTAATCTTTGTATCAATGATATTCTTTTTGCTAATATCAATCCCCATAGCACGTAAACGCGGGGCATCAAACTCGTAGAAATTCTGCCCTAATATCATCTTCGAGCTAAGAAGTCTATCTAATTCCCGCCAGAGGACGACGCATTCTTTAGAACTGTCTCTAAACAGATTAAAAGAGATTCCGTAGCTTGAAGAGTCTGCAATACCAACGGTTGTGATATAACCTGGGTGCGGCGCAAAAACCGAATCTCTTTTTGTGTAGACACTCTCAATATCAACACTAAGGATAGGAGCATTGCGAAGCTGTGCGAAGTGTTTTTCAATTAAAACCTCCAATGTCATATCTTGATAATGAATGTTTCTCTGTGGAAGCGGCTGAAGTTTACCGTGTTTTTTGAAATACTCAAGTTCAACTCTCAACTTCTGCAAGTCGAAGTACGTGACGATATTCCTCTCCTTCCAATCAGACACAATCTGTCTCAAATCTAACATAGGCATGAGATAATGTGGATAAGAAAGAAAAGAATCGGAAGATAGGAGAGATCCGGAATACTTAAACAACTCCGAAGACTTCGCAAGTTTCTTTCCCTTACCTTCGTTGGATAGAATCTTACAAAAGAATTCACCAGCTTCTCCGACTGTAATGATAAACGGAGGTTTATACTGATTCAGCTCAGACTCTACGATTCGGAAACTCTTCGGATCATCTGTATCTGGCCGCCTGCAAGTTACATAGTAGTCTCGTATCCCCGCATCACTCATCATTTTATCAAACATAAACCCCATCCCACCAGAGAGGATAAAGCCTTTGGGTATGTCTGTAGAGATAGGGGTATCAAGAATTACCCATATCTGCGAGGAAGGACTACCTTTTGGATGAATGAATGGCATTAGTTATCCTTATCAAAAGCGCCTAGAAAAAGTAAACAAATTCCAGTGAATAACATCACTCCAACGAACCACTTGAAACAGTCAATTAGTAATTGTACCGCATGATCGCTCATACAAGTTGTCTCCCATAACAAGCTTTAATCGCTTGTGAGATTAAAAACCAAACCGGATGTTGTTTACGTTTATATCCCAAAACTTCTCCAGACCTAAGTATTCTTCCATGATACTCAATTTCACCTTTACGAAGAAGTCTTACATCATAATTCCCTTGAGTCTCAGTTCCGGTGGAGTTGTTAGAGATATACATACGACCTAACTCAATTATCTCTTTCGTTACTGCACTGTGAAGTTCAATTTTTATTACAATCATTGCACCAACTCCTCCCTCGAATCCAAAATCTCTTGACTCCAGTAATATCCTGGGTGGAACTTCAAGTGTTCTAAGCACAAATCCATTAAGTCAAACGGATGATCCTTCGCAAAATGGATTCTAATTGATGCAGGTTTTTCACACCTGCATCCTCTAGAGTCGTGATAAGAACATTGATAACGCATAGCTAAGACTAAATTCCTCCGCCAGTAAGACTAGAAGGGGCAGCAGGAGGTTGTGTTCCAGTTCCTATAACAAACGGTCCGGCTGTGTTTGAGGGCTGGGAAACTAATCCATTCTGTTTAGTCTGTGCGATGTAACATACAGACGTGTTTGGATTTGGCGTCTCAGTTACAGTTGTTGCGGTTAGAGGAGTTGCAGGATTAATTGGAGTGTAATTCGGCGTGGTTACGTTTGGAACCGGACAAGTTGTAGTTGTGACTGTAACAGCACTCACGACATAAGTACATCCTGTGCAATTCGCTGGCGCCGTCCAGTTAAGAACAACCGTCGAAGGTGTAGGTGGTGTAGGTGGTAGTTGCCCGGTGCTAGACTTATCACTGTATTCCTCCATTTTTCTTTGTAGAATTAAATCCTGACTGTACTGAGATTCCAGTTGCCCAGAAACCTTTTCCTGTAACTGGATCTACCATTAGTCCATGATGATGGGCTATTTTTGCTCGTTCCAACGCTCCTTCTGGGGTTAAGATCACGTGTCCAGTTTTCGTCTTTGCAAACTTCGCAAACACGTCTTCTGTTGGATGGTTGCTGTACGTTGAGCCGTTTATTTCAGTTGACATAAATTCTCCTTATTTCAAATCCTCTCCACAACTTAGACAATACGTCTTAAACTCTTGCGTATCCCAGATAATAAACTCTGTCTCAACTATATCCTGCTCACACTCTGCACAATGCCCATCTCTACGCGAACGCATACGGATATATCTCTGACTATTCATATCCTTCTGCGTCTTCGAAATTCCTGTTAGTCTAAAGACCATCTCATCTCCTACGTAAAAAACGGAAGGAGGTTTCCCTCCTTCTAAGATGGCAGGGCCATTTCTGCCATTAAAGGTTATTTCTTAGCCTTAGCCTTCGGACGACCGAGTTTCTTTTTCTTTGCTTTAATTGGGAAAAGCTTCGAATTAACTTCACTCGTCCTATCTTCCACAGAAACTAATCGTCTGCTAAGACTTTCGAGACTCTCAGTCAATCTTTCAAGTTCCGGATATAAAACAAATCTTGGACCAATAGAATATCCGATTTCTTCCATTGATTCCACACTTTTAACATCATTCTCGTGAAAGTAAGCAATTGCTACTTCTTTCCCTGGAGAAAGATTAAAGAAGTGTATGTGATCGCTGTACGCAGAGAAACTATCTGCGCTGATTTTAAACAATTCGCCTGTTTTGAGCTTTACTTGAAATGTTCTCATCCCTAGCTCCCTTTAATCAGATTCGTAGAATGTTTCAGATCAGGTTCCTTCACTGCGCAATCTGCAACACCGCAGAAAAACATCCTAATCTCATTCTTCTTCTTCCCTTGGTACTCCGTCTCAGCGAGTTCTACCGTAAACACTTTGTTTGTGAGCGGTCCAAGATACTTTCCCCACTTCGTAGGATCGTCCTCGTTACCCTTGAAATTCTCAAAAGTTCCGGGCAAAACTTGTAACGTCTCTGCCGGATTGTCAGGATCAGGAATAAACTCCATTGACTCTCCGCAGGAATGTACAAAGTCCCGAATCGCCACTGCAAAACTGGTATTCAACGGATGGAAAACCTTACGATTCTCATACGCAGGGTTTCCGAATATCGTAAACTCTCCGTTGTAGTTAAGACTCTCACCAGACTTTGCGACTTTCGGTTTGAACTGCGTTACTTGGAGTTCATAAACTCCAGCAGGAACTGGGGGAAATCCACTCAAATCTTCCTTTGACATACCCATTTTAAAAGCCATTTTGTTTTCTCCTTTTTTCTCAGTTAGATGTTTTCAGTTTTAGACTCTTTTTTCGCTTGCCCAATTTGATACGGCATCCATTCGCAATGTCTAACTGGTACTGTTTGACCATCTCCTTGTGCCAGATAAACACAAATTTCACTTCTTGGATTTCCGTCTTCATCGAATACGACAAGATTCACTTTATTATCATCATGCACCCAACATACCATAGCTGCATTAGGTTGCACATTGGTGGTTTCATTAAAAAACCAAACCACCCTTCCAATCGTCGGTTTAATCATTTGCTCACCTGTTTCAATTTCGCAACTCTACTCTTCTCAATCATATCCGCTAGATTTGGGGGTTCTATCGTATCGACTAAGAGCGTTGTCGAAGCTATTGATTCATTTGTCGGGCGACAATACACTTCGTATTTCGCAGGCGTGTTCGCTACAGCGCTACCTGTGACTTTCATTCTAAAAACTTCGTTAAAGAAAGTTAAGATATTCTGTGCAAACTGTGGTTCTATCGTGACGAGTCCTGTATACACAATCTCGTCTTTTTTAGACTTATCCTTATCCTTCTCATCTCGTTCGTGGAAAACAAAGATAACGTTTCCGAGAGAAGAAAACTCGGTTAGGAGGTAGTCTAAAAACTTGGTAACTACGTTAATGCGGTCATAAGAGATACCGATTTGTATACGCAGGCCGCCCCCTAAAGCAAGCGCGCGGCCATCCTTCGGATTCTCTTTAAGATACGCATACTTAATTCCATTCTCAACAAAGTTCGAAACTGTATCGAAAATGAAATTCTCTGGAATTGGTTCACCTTTTGATTTTCGATACTTGAAGATAGACAAATCCGCCTCAATCTGACTTACAGCGAACGGATTCGTCATTGTATCCTTCATTGACCTAACTACAGTATTCGGAGTATCTCTAATCGACTGCGCACGATCATCAAAGTCGTATACAACCTTCGACCCTGGGATAGTAACCGCGAATCGACTCTTACCACTCTTCGGAAGGCCCATGATAGCTATTTTATACTTCGACTCCGGAATGTCTTTCGCTGCAACTACACCCTTGAGCCCTCCGAATGGATCACTTGGTAGAACTGGCGTTTGTGTTTGGCTCATTTGGTTTCTCTTTAGTCTCAGTGGTTGTGGATACTTGTGCTTCAGAGAATCCACTTGTGGAGTTAATAGCTGGCGCGGCGTAAGGGATTCCATTCCGTTTCAGCTCTTCTTCAAGCATACGTGCGTGGAAGGTACAGTATTGACGCTGAGTTTTCTTCACATCGTCTGTAACTTCCCAAGTTCCTCCTTTTACACACTGCATTCTATTCGGAAGCATTGCAGCGCAGTTGGTGATTAGTTCTTTTTTCCTTACTTGGCCAATTGGAAAGAGATTACGAAAGGTTATCATTTATCCTCCGAGATTGGTTCATCATCTAAGCCATTATCATCTACATCATCAAACTCTGCATCTTCAATTGCATCATCATCTTCATCTTCAAAATCATCTTCATCATCTACAGGTAAAAGCTCTCCTTCAACAACTTCATCAGGAGGTTCTGCTGGGTTTGGATCTTTCTGAAAGATTCTTACACCTTTCAGAGCATCTTGAATCGTGGTCATACTTCCTCCGTATCCCATATTGGAATTTTCTCGTAAAACGAATCAATCACTGCTAACTCATTCGCTCTGCTATTTTGCCTGTGAATAGGAAGGAATTGACAGTCGTGCATGTACCATGAAGTGCATTTTGACGTATCCCTCCAAACAAATCCACTATTCGCAAATCTAACCAAAGCTCTGAATATATCCTCTCCCGTGCAAAGCATTCTTTTGCGATAAGCTTCCAACTGCTCTGTTGTTTTCATTATATTCGCACGTTTGTATCTATCTCCTTCTTTCGGGATAGATTTAGAGATGTAGTTCATGATAATTTTGTTAGTTGAACGCTGGAGCATGAAGTCTTCGGCTTTTATCGCTTTGAGAAACTCTGGAAGAATCTGTGACACCGCGAAGATATACCCAGTCGGCCCTTCTTCCATCTCGAATCGCATAGTTGGGTCGTTACGAAAAGATCCCATTGTTTTGTGGTCAAGCGGACAGATATACTTACCGTCATCTACTAGCACATCGATTCTACCGGAGAGGTAGAGACGAAGATAATTTTCTGCGAATATAGTTAATGGAGTATCATCATGATAAGGCATATAGGGCTGAGATTGTATACTGCCAAGTAATACTTCTTTCGCCTTACCGAAGGATATTTCGGTCCCTATCACTCTCAGACGTTCATTCTCCGGACCAAATCTCATCGCATATCCCATAAGAAGCCCACAGAAACCTTGAACTCCTCCGATTGATTTATATTCTTTATGTTCTTTATGAAAATCCATATCTAGACTATTCCAGTAATCTACAGCTTGGTTAATAGCCCAGTCTCTCGCGGAGAATCCTCCAGTTCGAAAGTCTTTATAATACGATTCCATTAGTTTATGAAAGACTATACCAAAATCCAACGGCCACGCTCTGCCTCCGCCTTTTGGGGCGATACCTTTGACATACGCTTCAACGAAGTGTGACGGGCAACTTCTAAACGTCGCCATCATTTGATTATCCAGAGTTATCTCATAAATACCTGTCTCTGGATTGAGAGAAATCCAATGAAGCTGTGCGAGAGAAAGTAAGTCTTCAAGCGCTCGCATCTCTGGAGTTGTAAAACCTGCGTTTTTGTACACGTCAAGGTTCATTCTTTTCCATCCTTGCCATCCCCAATCTGCTCTTCCATCGGTGCGTAATTCATTACATTCAACGCTTGTAACAACGCTTTCTTACCTGCAGGAATCTGCTCCGCTTCCATTAAAAATGAAACACACCATCCTATCGCAGCAAGATTATCATCGTTAGTATTACCGTTAAGCAGAAAATCAGAAAGATGTGAGCGGAGATGTGCGATTCGCTCTTGAAGATACGAAGGATCTGTAAGACCTTTGCGATAGTTGTATTCTCCATGTTTTTCTGCTCCGAAAGTGTATCTTTGAGCAATTCGAACATTGAATATCTCTGGAACTAGATCAAAGCGAAGTTTTAGACGCGAAGAAGTTGCACCAGATGCTGTGCGATATTTTTCTTTTTCTTCTTCTGCCTTTTGCTTCTCTAGTGTCATGTTATAACTAGGCTTATCCAGCCCAAATGCTATTCTCGAAACAGCCCTATCTCCAATATCACTCATCACTTCCCTCCTTTTGTAGCTTTTTCAATCATAGCTAAAAGCTGTGCCGCAGTCATACCATTCGAAAGCAACGCTTCCATCATTCCTGTAGCTGTCGCAGCGGCTTTTGTTGAAGAAATTGTCTTAGTCTTCTTAACCACTAACCCATCACTTGTTCCTATCGAAACAGTTCCAGAACCTTTAGCCCCTGCGAATCTATGTAAATACTTCGTCTTCCTATCTTCTCTCTCATGTAACATTCCTTGTAAAAGTTCTCTATGATACTCTATTGCTAACTCCAACGCATCGTCACTCATGTTTACTATCTTCCGTTGCGCGAGTAGCCAATCTGAACCTTCGAGCTTTAACTGCTTCGCTCGTCTCCTATACTCCGTTGTAGTCGTTGTATCCGTCTCCTCGTCATACGACTCGTGTGTGTATGTCTTCACAATAATCTCCTTATGAAGAGTTACATCTGCGAGACATTCTGTGCAGTATTGAGGATCAATACTTGACGCAAAGTGTGTGCAGTAGATGGTTCTACATTGAACGCATCTACTGATGTGGACTTCTTCGATTAAATTCGCAACTTGACAATTGCGACATGTTTTAGCAAGCGCCGTTTGAAGTTCACTTTCAGCCATTCTGAGCCCTCTCTTCTCTCTTACTGCGCAATCCCTCTTAACTCTCTCTCTTGCGCTTCACACATTTCTTGAGCAATTAAATGTTCTATGTCCAAAATTCTTTTATTAAAATAAGACGAGAGCAGAACTCGAATAATCGCGCTGGCACGTCGATTATCTACCTTCTGCTCTCGTTCTAACAATGCATTCTGTGTATGAGTTATTCTAAACGAACGCACTGTTGTTTTGGCGTTACGATAGGTTTTATTTTTATCTTTCATATATGAGTTTGTCCTAGGGTTGCTAAGTCCAATCCTAGCAGGGGGGAGCGCACGCGGTCAAGGGGAAAATTCGGGCGGTAAACCGCTGATTCCAGACCACTTGGGCGTTTTCCACAGGGGCTAGAGCCCCGTATAGGCGTCGGAGCGTCTTTTAGACCCTAACGGATGGTTATGGCGAAGTAACCCGTCAGACCGGCTCCAAAGCCCAAGAATCCGGAGATAAGATAAGACATATAGATTGGATGTATAGGATGGTGGAGGATATAGATATTACAGAAGATAAAACCTGCGGTGAGTAGAAATAGGATGATTCTCATTCAAACACCTCCTTCTTTGAGTAGAAAATTTCCATTTCATCGAAACAAAGAGGGCATATTTCGATAATCTTTTTATTCTTGAGTTTTTTATAATCTTGAAGATCACAAAGAATGTTTGATTTACAAACAATACATTGCGCAGCCTTACTTGTTAACTTTCCTGGGGGATAGCCGCCGACTAAGATTATATCATGCCCGGGAAGAGACTCAAACAATTTTGAATTAGATTCAACTGTTACCACAGTTCCTGCATGTTTTGGAAAATCAAGTGAGGTTATTCTTTTCATTTCTCCTCCTCCAGACCGAAGTCTAAAAAGACTTGATGTTTATGGTTAATAACCAAAGCTACATCTGAAGTTGGATTAGCTAATTCTTTCACAGCACATCTTGCATGAATCATAGCATCCCATTCTTCTAGATAATGCTTGGCTCCTGGTTTATTACAAACCCAGCAATCTCCTGCTGAAACATCTGAATATACAGCGATTCCACCGCAAGGCATTATACTTCCTCCTTTTTACTCAAATATTGCTCCCGAATCATATCACTTTGCGCGATAATCATTGCGATATCATTTGCAGACACAAACGCACTATGAGCACGTTTGATCGTCTCACTTGTGGAAGTTTTGTACAAATAATCTCCTTTGCCTAACAGTCTTTCCGCTCCATTCTCGTCCAGAATAACACGACTATCCTGCATAGAGGGAAGCTTAAAACAAATACGCGCTGGGAAGTTTGTTTTAATATCCCCTGAAACCACTTTCACTGAAGGACGTTGAGTTGCAATCACGAGATGTACCCCGGCTGCACGTGAGATCTGCGCGAGTCTTTTAACTAAAACATCTATCGGCTGCATTTCTTTTTTCACGTCTTTATGTAACCCAGCCATGTATTCACGATCAGAGTCTAAAACGTCTGCAAATTCATCAATAATACAGATGTGGTAGGGCATTTTACTCGACTCCACGCGATTCCACTCTGCAATGTTTCGATACAACCCAGACATCATTGCTGTGCGTTCCCTTACTGTATCCAAGAGTTCACCTAGCTGCTTTCGCAGAGAGTGTATATCTGTAATCACTTTACCAATATGAGGTAAACCAGCAAAGAGAGTAAGGTCAAGTTGCTTAGTATCGACAAGGTGAAATTTAAGTTCACTCGCCGAGTGGAAGAGGGCGAGTGAACAAATGAGTTGGCTAGTAAAAATAGATTTCCCACTATTAGTACTTCCAGCGATAAGTAAATGAGGCTGCGTAGCCAAATCAACATAAAACTCCTTCCCTCTTGTATCCTGTCCCATGAGTATCGGAAGAGTCATAGTTTCTGAAACTCCTGAAGTCATAAGAGTGTGGAGAGATTTATCAAATCGAATAAGCTGGCGCTCTGTTTTTGGAACTTCCACAGTCACCGATCCAAGTTCTCTCGAAATTATGATTGATTCAACGTGGAGAGTAAGAGCCAAGTCTTCTTCTTTACCTATAATCCTGGCTAAAGGTGCTGAAGGAGAAGGTTCGAAGTAGTAAGTACGGATAATTGGCCCTTCTTCTACACGTTGGAATTTTGCAAGAAATCCAAGAGAGATCATTTTTTGCATCAAAGATATGATCTGAACTTGAATCTCCGGCGTATAGCGCTCGTAGTCGCCTATGTATTTTAAAAGCTCGGTGTTCACTTAACTTCTCCTCTCTGTAACTTCTCAGCAAAGCTCTTATCCGCAAGCATAAGACGTTTCCCAGGAGCTAGATACTTAAATGCTGATGCGAAATTAACTCCCTTAGCAGGATCGAAAACTAGGAAAATCCCTCCTGTCGCATCCGCTACTCGTTTCATAGTCCCTGCTCCTGTAGAACCGGCTTGGCCGAAGAATACTGTATCTATAGGAACGGAGATACTTACAGCTAACTCAATAGCTTCTTTCTCTCGATTCCTATCTCCAAAATCAGGATCTCCATCGCTAAAAGCAACCATTCTTGTTAGCTTGGGTTTAGCTTTGAGAGCGTTGATGATTGTTTCGAAGAGTGGAGTGCCTCCGGTTGGGTAGATGTGTTTCGTGTCTACGTTGGACGCAAGTAAGGCTAGGTCGGTTAGTAAGGTGGAATTGAAGATATTTGGGGATAGAGTGGTTAGAGCTGCAGATTCTTCATCTGAACCTAAATACTCTTCTTTCGAACCTGCATTCAAAAGATGAATCGCTACTGCATCTTGATTAAGCCTGCAGTTACGAAGAAATTCAATAATCCCTTTCTTCGCGTCCTCAATCTTCCCACCATTCATCGACCCTGAGTTATCTACAACTACGCGAATTCTAGACTCTACATCTTCAGCCTTCGCGTAGGTTTTGAGTGTCGCGAGAGCATCTGGTTTAGGACCAGTTTTACTCTCTCTAGCGGCGCGTATTAAATCCGCTTTCTTCTTTGCTTCTTCTGCATATCCCATTTTGGTTCCTCTCTTAATATTCCCAAGGTTCAGGCTTGTGCGGTTTGTCCCAGTAAAAATATTTTGCGTCAGTTACGAGAATTCTTAACTCATCTTTTACATTAAGAATTCGCGCAATTAAATCTTTTATTTCAATTACATCTCCCATATCCCGAGCTTCGTCAAATTGAATAGTTAAATCTTTTAAATAGAGATTTAACTTATTAATCTTATCTTGATTTGACTCAGGAAAATAAGGTTCTACCCCTATTTTATTCATCCGATTAATACGTTCTTCTTGAATCTTCACATACGCCTCACGCATAGCGCGTTGAGACGCTTCTGCTAGTTTAGCTTGTTCCGCCTCAAAGTTTAAAACTCTTTTAATATACTCCTTAACAACCACAATCGTAGACTTTCCTACCTTCTTCCCGGAAAACAAATTCGCAGCTATGAACCAGTCAACAGAGATCATTAACTGTTCTACATCTTCATTCCTTAACTCCGCTACAGCGTTTATTAACATCAAATGCCATTCTTCAGGTTTAGAAATCTCTTTTCCCTCGAAGAATGAACAGTAGTCTTGAAACGAGATTCGAGTTTGAAGTCGTTTCATAAGCTAAACTCCAGAGTTGAAGATATTCCAGAGATAGTTTAACTCCGTCATAGGAGCGGAGTCGTTGTTGTTTCTATCTGGATGCAGTTTCATTGCGGCAGCTCTGTAAAGCTTTTTAAGTATCCCTCGATCACTCTCGTTTGTGAGATAAGATACAGATACGTTCAAGAGTGGAGCAAGCCGTTCGAGTAGAACCGCGCCGGTAGGATCAAGGGAATTTATAGCCTCGCCGCGGTGAAAGAAATCCTCGTCTTGGAATTTCTTCTCTTCGTTAACTACGCTCAAGTTCTTTACATTAAGCCTTCCTAGCTTAACCTTATCTGATAGATCCGAAATCTCTTTGAGTTCTATATTCTGCAGAACTCCCTGAGTCTGAAAAGACTTAATCCCCTCAAGCAACACATCTCCGCGAAATCCGATAAAAGTCCAGATATAGAGTTTTTCATCCATATCTCTTTCTTTAATCGGAACTTGTTTGAAGATATTTCGAACGAGATTAATCGTAGCTTCTTCAGCTTTGTTTTTCCAGTTAATAAAATGATCTCGTCCGTTTGACGAGAGAACTACTTGAGTTACCTGCGGAATATCACCGGAGGCTGGGAATTTTTCGTAAAATAGAAACACATCTTCTCCTCTCTCTTTCTCCCTGTAGGTCAGGTGTAAAGAGTTCTAGTTTCTTAGTTCTAGAAAGAGCCTGAGCTCTTTGAGAGGTTGGATTATAATCATCGGATCTGATTATAATCTATCAAAAGATACTCTGAATTAGCGATAATGTTATGTCGCTAATTCAGAGTAGAGCTTCAACCCCTCAAAGAAAGCAGGGGGACTGAAGTCCCCATACTTTCTGTCTTACTACGCCGAAGCCTGTCCCATCTTTGCCTGAAGATCAGCCAAGAGCTTGGCCAATACATCCGGTGCGATAGTAGACACCGCACGAGAAAACTTCTCTTCAGGAGAGAGATTCTTCTTCTCAGGCGGACGATTGATTGCTTCACGAAGATCAATCGTATCGTCATTATACATATACGCATCAGCTTCAGACTTGTCCTTCTTCTCAACCAAATCAGTCTGAAGACGATTCGCTGCTGCGGTTTGAATAGCATCCAAACCTTTTTGGATGATATACAACCTTTGCGCTGCATCTGCGACGAGAGACGGAAGTGCAGCTTCATCTGAAATAATGTAGAACTTAAACTCATTCTTGTTCAAAAGCGTAGCGCCGTTCTTCTCTGCGTTATCCCAATTCTTTCCCGTAGCAGTTGCAGAAAGAACCGAAGGATTACCTTCAAGAGTAACTACTCCTTCTTTACTCTTCTTCGTTCCTGCAAAAGCTCCCTTGTCATCTACCGCACCGTAGGTACGGTATTCAACAGTGGTGGTTGAGATTGCAGGATTCGATGATTCAACGCTGTTAACTACATCGTTAGATACCTGATCCGTTTCCATTTTGTATTCTCCTTAGTTTTTAATCCTCTCTCTTCGAGTAGGATTTTTAAGTACTCTCTGAGGGATGAGTGTACTTCTCTGAAGGGTAGTTGTTCATAAGAGCGAGAGAAGAGAGGATGTAAGAGACTCTCACTCTCAGTGCTACCCTTCAGAGGAATACACCGTATTCCTCGGTTTTTACTTCTTGATTACTTCTCCATCAACGGATATGAGTTCTACTCCAATCATATCAGAAGTCTCTACCATATCCACGATAAAATCTTCATTCTGATCTTTGTTTTGAAGATAATCCAAGTCATCTTGACTTTTTGCTAGAAAAACCAACGTCTTCGAGACTTGGATTGGAAAATCTACAGCTTGCGTAGCAGGTATATTCACTGAACTCATCTCAAAAATCTCCTCCCAACTGTTCAATTATACGTCTTTCGGCGTGCCCGTGTCAAGCGGAATTTGATGCTTCCGCAGGAGTTTTTCCACAATTTCGATGATTTTTTCGATCATTCCGAGGGGCTTTCGGTGAGTTTAGTAAGGAAAAGATTCTTAGGTCTTGATTCAATTACATCTGCGATTTCGTTAAACGATTTACCGCTATCGTTTAACGAAGTTAGTGACGAAGGAAGTGCCAAAGTATAGCGTGTTACAAACTGACCTTCATTATTGTTCATTCCTATCCATTCTCTTACTTTCAAAGGTAGAAATGCAAGCTGTTCTTCTATCTGCATCACAGCAGAACCATCGTATTTAACATGTTTCGATGGCTCTGGTATCACCTTAGCTGCTATAGCTAATACGCAGAGTCTTCCTAGGCAACAGAAAGAATCTATTCCACTATCTTTCCTCCACAATCTTCCTATTGCTTGTTTAGCTACATTCACGCGTAGATCATCCACCCAAGCTTTAATAATCTCGTCTTGTGTAGATTCAGGACTTAGATTGTACTTGTTCTCGAACTCCATGTTTCTCCTCTCTGTATACCCGCGCGGGCGAGTTGGGGCAGTTACCAGATACCTAGTTGATGCTTCGCAATCCCTGTCAACATCCACAACATATCCGTCTCTCTTCCGAGATAAAGATGCTGTGAATACAACTTCACATTTCCTAGAATCGGAAATTCACATTTGATATAAACTCCGCTAGGAGGCTTCGCCACGCTTAACTTATTCCAGCCAACTGGATTGTAAATTGTCATCGTTTTCAACTCCAATTCTTCATACGGAAAGTTATACATTCTCTCTTCTCCTCTTTTACTTCCCCGCAGTGGAAGAGGTGGCTCGGCGGCTCACGCCGCAGGTTTTTATACAAACCTCGTAGGAATCTGACTCTTCTTCTTCTCCTCAATCTCTCTCTTCCATCTCTCTTTAACATCAGTCGGCACGCGTCTAAACGTTGCAACTTGATTCAACTGTTCGTCAAAAATATGCAACATACGCTGTTCTGCTAACCATTTAGGATTACTCTTCAACTCCTCAATTGTTAAAAGATCAAATCTTGCAAATACCTTCAATCTATAAAGTGAGGAATCAAATCCCAACGTCTTAGCTCCTTCAATACACGCTTCTCTTGAAGTTAAACAATTATTAGCCAAAACTCTCACTTCTTTTGTATCCACTTGAACTAACTCAAGGTTAAAAACCTTCGGCACAAACTGTGACATTGAAGTTAATCTCTTAAGATCAAAATACGCAGAGAATGGATTAGACCATTTTTGATTAAACCCATTCACTAAACACCAGTCTTTAAGAAACAACTTCGCTGCTTTGTGTATATCTACAAACAACCTATATGCAGATCTCTTGAGATAATCTTCTCTTTCCGAAACTGCAGGAAACATAGCCTCAAGCGTAGCAGCTTGGATATGGCCTCTAAACTCACCTTTTATCTGCTCAAACTGCGTTAACGCTTCATCAGCTTTAGCAATCGCCTCAGGCTGTAAATCCAAACTCTCTGAACTCTCCAGATCAAGTACCGATGCTAGGTCGGGAGATACATTCTCAATCCCTTCGATCGCATCAAAGTCAATCTCGTCCGTAGTCTTCTCTGCCGCCGGATCATTTAGCTTAATCTTAAACGGTTCTGTCATATCACCCTCGATCTATTAAGTGTACCGCAGAGCGTAGCCCTTTGTCAAGTGAAAAGTGAGGTGGATACCCGCATAGGGGGTATAGGGGGGTTAACTCCTTTGAAATCTACCAAGTACCCTACCCCGCTCCCCCCTTATACATCAAAACTACCCCGACCCCATACGCTCTCTTCTTTTTTCGCGCCTGCGATTACATTCTCTTCTTTTATTCTTTCTCTTCTTTTCCCTCTTCTTATACTTTCTTTCTTCTTATACTTTCTTTTATTCTCTCATTCTCTTTTTGTCTTTTTGCTCATTTTTATTCTTTTCTTTCTATATATATATATATATATTAAAAAAATAAAAAAAAAAAAATAATAATAAAACAAAGAGAAAAGAGAAAGCAAAAGAAAATATAACTAGAAAAGAAAAGAAACTCTGCGCAGCAAGAAAACCATCGAACAAGAGTTTAAAACGCTCGCCGCGCGCACGCGCCAGCGGAAGGAAAGCCCATCGACCCTTTTTTAATGTATAAGGAGATACGACGGTATACCCGGCTTAGATTCCATTAGCCTTTACCCCCTCATACCCACACCGTCGGCTAGCACATCCCTCGCGTAATTCTCGCACGCATATACTCAAACGTCCTCTTTACAGCCATGCGCTCCGCGCTTGTCGTAAATCCCGTCCAAAACTCTTCCCCAAGAAACTCTGCAGCAGAGCTACAGGTTAAATCTCTCAAAACCGGCATAGTTAACGCATTCAACGTCGTTATAGGTCTCATTTGCCTAGAGCCTGAGTTCCTCGACGAAAGTACATTAAACTCATTCCTTCTCTTATTCATCGAAACTGAATCTTCGAGAAGAAAACCAGCTTTCTGCACAATCTCTTGTGAAGAGAGAACCACTCCTGCTATATCTGCCTCGCGGCAGATTTGATCTATTGCCTGAGTTTTTGTCACCGTGGTATACCTCCGAGGTAATGTGAGATGTGGACGATGATGTGAAGAAGCAGAATCGTGCCTCGTGCGATTAGGATACTATGCATTACTTCATCCTCCGTGCGGTGTAGATGAGAACGAAAACAAAACACGCGGCGATGACTGGAACCAGATACGCGTGTGTGTGGATGTAGTAGGTTAAATCTCCGAAGTTGCGTATGTCTTCAACGTGCATATAGGATGACATAGGGTTTGTCCTCTCTTGGTTGATACAGCGTTAAAAGATGTACCCGACCATGTACTAGCATCGGGTACGCTTAGGAAAGAGGTATAGCCTCTACTTCGCCCAGACAGACTTGAACAACTCGTCTGTACGTTCGAAGCATTTCAGGAGATTAAACGCGTCTGTAGACTTGGGGAGGAGACTCTTCTTCAGCATCGTCAAAACTTCTCCCCGTTGATCCACGTCTGTAATCTCCTCTGCGATACCAGCGATAGACTTCTCAGTCTGAAGCTTCAGCTTTTCATCGCTGGTATTCACTCGCGGAATCAGCATTTCCAACCGCTGAATCCATACATCCCGCATCTGACTGTAGATATAATCATCTGCAATCTTGCGCAGGATGTAGGTTGAGTATTGAACTGATTCCTCGCCATCCACTTCCAATTCGCGAACCGCTTTCTTGATCGCTTTTGGTTGTGCCGCAAACTTCGATGCGATAGCCTGCATCTGTTGCAGTGTGAGACTCAGAACCGTTTCAACGTTGTCCAGTGTATCAGTAGCCATTGTATTACCCTCTCTCTGGCTACAGCGTAAGGTTCACTCTGTACGCTCGCGCGCATGGGTCACTCGCTTACGGTGTAACCCTTGTTTCAGTTGTCAAATATCCAAGCGAGGCTCGTGTGTGCCAATCAGTCTATCTATCGCCAAAGGCGTACTACAGACGACTAACCAGATTCTCAAGGCTGCTACGTTTGTATAATCCTGAACGCATGTACAGATTAGCGCGTTCTAGCTACGCTCGCAATACAACCTTAGTGGTATTGACAGTCGAAGGCTCTTCTGATACAATACCTCGCCGCCTCAAAAACGGAGGGTTTGCATGAAAAACGGGGGGAGCATCCGGTACAATTTTTTAGGATTTTCTCATTCTTAATCTATAGTCTTGAGAGTGGGGATAGTTTTAGAGTTATGAATAGTCTTGTTTGAGGTAGTACTTAAGAGAAGAGTATTTTAGAATGGGGGAGAGAGGAGGAAGAAGGAAGGGTAATTTTAGGGTGAAAAATAGGCTTCGCTACGCAGTGTACGCCGTTGACAGACGCGAGGAGGAGAGATAGACTAGATAATAAGGGAGACGTGTATGTTTGAGTTTAACACGCAAGATGTAGTTGATGCGACATTTGAACAGACGGCGGCTTCTAGAGTTAAGGAAGAGGCTATGGTTGTTACGATGTGTGGAACGCCGCAGAAGCATAGATCAAAGATTATGAACGCTCTCTTTGGTCATTTTAATTCATTTGATGATCTTGTCAAGGTCGGCCCAGCCCGCGGCGGCGAGGCAGACTTTCCCCAAAGAGAGGATTTGTAATGCCAACACACTATGGTGGATCAATGCTAGCGTCGGGAAGGCTGAGTCAAGTTCCTGATGGTAAGCATTTGTTTAAGATGCATTTGTTTTGTGAAAGATTAGTTAGATTTGATATGGCTAAGGCTTTTGGGACAAGTCTTTTGTCAGATAAAGAGATTGCGAAGGTTCTGGGAAAAAGTGTTAGATCGATTGAGTCGTATAGGAGAACTGTTCCGTATTTGAAGAAGCGCATGGAGCTTACTTCCGGAGTAGGGTTAGACGCGGCGGATGATGTTGAAAAGATTAGTGCTTTGCATAGGCAGCAGTTGAAACTTATGCTCCCGGTAGCGTTGCGTACTATATATGATGCAGTGCAGCGGCCAACTAATCCGAATACGACTCTAGCGGAGTTGAAGTTTAAGGTGGATGTAGCGAAGGATATTTTGGACAGAGAAGGAACGTTGCCGAAGATTACTCGAACGGATAATCATTTGAGAGTGGATCATAACTTCTCAGATATGGACGGAGTTTCGCAGGAGTTGTTGGATTCTGTAGATGTGGTGCAAGAAGATGACGCGAGAAAGTCTCCGATTATTTTAGATAAGATCGCAGTGAATGATGCATTTGGGAATACAGAGACTCTTTCTGTTAAAGATATGGAAGCATCTCTTGCGTCTCTCGAAGCTATGAAGATTACCACGGAGATACAGTGACAGTCGTGGAGCAAGTATCACTTGTCACAGCGGCACTCTGTGCATGGCGAGAGAATAGAGGTGGGAAGCCAATACAGGAAGCTCTCCAATCTGTCTTCAACGTGATATGGAATCGTGCAGTGAAGTTTCACGAGACTCCGTATAGAATATGTACTACACATCTTCAGTTCTCATCAATGACTGCATCTGATCCGGAGACAATGCTCTGGCCGATGGAAGAAGATGTGATTTGGATCAAAGCTTTGACGTTGGCTCAACAAATGATGAATGGGACTCTTCCTGACATAACACTGGGAGCGACCAACTACTACGCACCTGCTGGTATGAAAGATGGAGTCCCTCCTAGTTGGGCAAGTCATATGACGTACATCACAACAATAGCTAGTCAGAGGTTTTACAAATAGTGAGAGTTAAGACTCCAGGAAGAGATCAGATACAGAATTTAAAATCTGCCGCTGCACGTGTGTTGGATTTTGATGTGTCGGATATCGGAGCTACAGTTGTTCCCCGGAGTGAGATACTTAACTACAAGCTATTTCCTGCTCATAGACTACAAGGTACGGCGAAGAAACTCGCGTATAAAGTAAATTCGCTGATTGATTTATATTACTTCAGCACGACAGTTTTGAAAAAGTCAAGGTTTCAGAGAGGTGAGACAAGTCTTCACTATCAGATGTGTTTGACAGTGATGAAAGATGGGTTGAAAGAGATCATTGAGATTCCGAGAGATCATTACAAGAGCACAGTTTATAGTGAATGTTTTCCTATATGGAGAGCGCTTCCATTCGGAAAGCCGGAAGAGGATTTATTCACTAGCCTTGGTTTTTCTGATCTCTTCATCGAATGGATGCATAGAACTCACAACCAGGATATTAGAATCTTGATCGTATCTGAGACGATTAAAAATGCGATTAAACTCGGTGTTCGAATTTCGAATCAGTATGTCAACAACGCAGATTTTAGGGAACTCTGGCCGGAGATACAGCCGGGGACGAAAGAGACGTGGACGAACGAGAGTTTACATCAAAAGCGTACAATCCTTGGACAAGGCCATGGAGAAGGAACTTTTGACTTTATCGGAGTTGGCGCAGCGTTACAGTCGCGACATTATGATCTATCCATTCAAGACGACTTGGTTGGTAAAGATGCGTTGAATTCTGATCCTGTAATGCAGTCTACGATTGAGTATCATCAACTCTTAGTCGGTGCGATGGATTCAGACCCGAAGAATCCTGGACGAGATTTTGATGAGATTCTTGTAGGGAATAGATGGAGTCATAAAGATCTTAATTCATGGGTGGGAGAGAATGAACCGTATTTTAATCGTACAACTCATTCTGCTCTTGGAGGATGTTGCAAGCTTCATCCTCTTGGTAAAGCTATATTCCCTGAAGCGTTTGGTGTTGAGAAGCTTTTACGGTTTAAGAAAAGACTCGGTTCTTATTTCTTCTCGTGTCAGTTCCTTAATTTTCCTATTGATCCTTCAAAGGCGAAGTATAAAATGGGGGATTTTAGATATTTTCATTATGAACAAGTCTCCGGAGCTATTGCTAATCCGAAGGGTCTAGGAATTGGACAGACCCCACATCAGAAGAGGGTAGTGGTTAGGCATCATGTGGTAGAGGGAGATGTGGTTAAAGATGTGTTTCCGAGGAATTTAGATAGGTTTTTAATAGTCGATCCGAATCATAGTGGTGAGCATAAGGATAAGTTAGGAGAAGGTGGTAGATGCCGCCATGCTGCGATTGTTTCGGGGGTGCATAGAGATCCACGAAGAGTTTATTTACTCGAAATGTGGGCGGAGGCTTGTGGGCCTGATAAGTTTGTTAAACAGATTTTTGACCTAGCGATTAAGTGGAAGTTGGATAAGATTTATATCGAAGCCGTCGGTGCTCAAAAGTATTTATTGTATCATATGAGGTATTATATTAATGCAAATCGGCGGCTTCGTCCTGAGTTGGCGCAGATACAGATATTGGAGTTGAAAACTTCAAATGCAGCTAATGCGAAGGTTGAGAGGATAGATTCTACGATACCGTTGGTTGAGAGACATGAGGTTTGGCTCCCGGCGGCTGGGTATGGGGTAGAGACGTTTAGAGAAGAGGCTGAAGCCTGGGGACAGAAGAAGGGTTTAATTGATCTGTTAGACGTATTTGGTTACGGTTTGCAAGTTTGGAATTTTGACTTGGTTGATGAAGATGCTGTAGCAGAATTCCTCGCGCAGCGGCTGAATAAGTTTAGAAGAGGTATGGAAGCTGTTGCATAGGAGGAGTCTTGAGCAATGTTGAGTTCACCCAAGACGATAAGGATGATCTTAAGAAGTTATACGCAGACGTCTTTATCGGAAAGGATGTAGATAACTTGTCAATCGTAGCTAGGTTGCATAATCTGGAGTCAAGAGCGAAGAGCCAGGATAAGACATTCTGGGCAGTTGTTCTTTTGATTCTCACTGAGATTGTTAAGACAGCTTTGAAACATTGAGAGGTAAAAGGCCATGACTTTGAGTCAGTTGTTGGCACAGTATTTGATGAGCGCAGTTAAGAATTGGAAGAGTACAGTTCAGGGATTTCTTTCTCTTCTTGTTTGCGTTGGACTTTATCTTGTAGCAAGTCCTAGTTCAGTGTTGTCTACTCATACTGTTGCGTTGATTACACTGTATACAGGAGTTGCTAAACAGGTTTTAGCATTGAGTCAGAAGGATTAAGGAGACGAGATGAAAGAAGCAACGAGACGAAGTTTCTTGAAAGCTAGTGCAGTTCTTGCACTAGCTGGAGCTGTTGGGGTTCCTGTACTTATGACTACAGGATGTAATGGAGTGACGATTGCACAGGATATTGTGAATTGGACTCCTGCGTTGCAATCTTCAGCAGCTACGGTGGCAGCGGCGGTCGCGACGTTACAACCTATGTACGCAGCGATAATTGCAACGGCATTGACAGGGTTTGATGCAGCTACGAACTTGGTTGTAGCTGAGGCTAAAGCGTATCTTGCGAATCCGGGACAGACTGTATTGCAGGCTTTGCAGACTGGGGTTATTACATTGCAACAACAGGTTAACTCAGCCTTGCTTGCAGCGGTGAAGATTGTTAATCCTCAGAGTCAACAGTTGATTATAGCTGGGCTGAATGCTGTAGCTACGGCGATTAATTCAATCTTCGCGTTGATTTTGCAGGTTAAGGGGAATACGGTTTCTGCAGCGGTGAAGCCGCCCGGGAGTAGTTCTACATCGTCCGTGCGTCCGATAGTTTTCAAGCAAGAATATACTACGGCGAGTGTGAAGATGATTCAGGAACATTATGATGTGAGTTTTGAACAAGCTCATGTTGTTTATGTTAGGGGTTTGAATTTAATTCAAGCGGAGGGATTTTAAATGCATAACAAAGAACCGTTGATTTATCAGAAGGTAACTGCAGAACATTTTGCAGCGTTGGAGAAGTTAGCACAGAGTCATAACCTGAGTGTGGTAGGAAATTCGGGGAGGACTCAGAAAGATGGATATGATGTTGAATGGAATTTTGTTGAAGATACGGAAACTCTGACGATTAAGGTTATTCAGAGTCCGTGGTATATGCCGGAGAGGGTGATTGAGGAGCATTTTGATTCGTGGGTGGCTGAGGCTAAACCTCAGACCGCGCAAGTACAGGTTGCGGCAGAAGTAGATGCGATGGGAAAGACTGATCCGAAGCAAGTACCGTCTGGCGCCGGGATTCCTGTTCCAGATACTACAGGAGCACAAGGTTCGCAGACTGAAAAGAAAGCTCCTATCTCACCTGCATAACTAAAGAACAGAGGATCATACAGTGCCATATCCTGCGCCTACAAAAATCAAAGCAAACGATGGCATTAGCGGTTTTACAGCCGATGATGTTAAAGATTTGCATGAGTATATCATACACAATGTAAAGTCGATTGATACGAAGTTGGAGTCGTTTAGGACTGAAAAACTTCCTGAGTACGTGAGACTTTACAAAGGTGTTCCGAAAGACAGAGAAACAAGCTTTCCGTGGCCAGGTGCTGCGAATCTTGTTATTCAGTTGATTGGAACGTTCTGTGATGAATTGTTGGCTAGGGTTTTGGGTAGTATTTATCTGTATGATCCTTTGTTTTCTATCTCTCTTTCAGGAGATAGCCCAGAGAAAGACGCGGAAGATCAAAAGAGAGTGTTGGAGAAGTTTCTAATGGACGAAGCGTATGATCCTTCGTCGTTGGATTTTTATCGTTTTGAATCTGCATTTTATAACTCAGCTATTAAATACGGAACAGGGATTGGAGAGTTTCCGTGGGAGTATGATGTAGAGAAGAATTATGTTCATATAGGTGGAGGAGAAGCGTCGGAACAGAAGATTCAGTATCAGTTAACTGATATTGT